AACAAACCCAAGAGAACACCTAGTCACCCTACAAAGTCTCACGTTGTTGTTGCTAAAGTTGGTGATAAGATAAAAACTATACGCTTTGGACAGCAAGGTAAAAGAGTTGGCACACTTTCTGGAACTGCTGGAAAGCCAAAGAAGGGTGAGTCCGCTAGAATGAAAGCGAAACGTAAATCATTTAAAGCTCGTCATGCTAAGAATATTGCCAGAGGTAAGATGTCAGCCGCATGGTGGGCTAACAAGGTAAAGTGGTAGAATGGGTAAAACTGTAAGTTGGATGTGGGGTGGTAAAAAGCATTACGGAACTTTGATTAGGGAAACTAAAACACATAAGTTTGCTAGAACAAAAAATGGCAAAGTTAAAAAGATTAAAAAGAAATAGGTAAGGTACTTATGAATAAAAAAGTAAAAGCACCTAACGGTTATCATTGGATGAAGTCCGGTGCTGGTTTTAAGCTTATGAAAAATCCTAGAGGTGGATATAAACCTCATAAAGGTGCTAGTTTAATGGCTAGTTTTAAAGTACAAATGGCACATTCAAAGGCTAAAAAGAAAAAATAATTATGGCTACTGCTAAGAAAACAAAAGAAGCTATGTGGAAAAGAATAGTAGCTTCTGTTAAAGCTGGCAGTAAAGGTGGAAGGCCCGGACAGTGGAGTGCTCGTAAGGCACAGTTAGCTACAGCTAGGTATAAAAAAGCTGGTGGTGGGTATAGAGGGAAAAAATCTTCCAGTAACAAATTAACTAAATGGTCAAAGCAGAAATGGGATTATGTCAGCAAGGGTGACAAGAAAAAACCTAGAGCGAAAAGAGGGCGTTACTTACCTGAGTCAGTTAGGAAAAGTCTTAGTTCCTCTGAAAAATCTGCTACAAACAGAAGAAAAAGAGCCGCTTCTGCCAAAGGTAGACAAAAAGCTAAATACACAAAAAAGATAGCGGCTAAAGTAAGGAGAGCCTAATGGCTACATTGAAAGTTCGCATAAAGGAAAATATGATGTTAGATAATTATTTTCACGACAGTGTTAATACATTAACTATTGATAGTATAGATGAGATTTATCAGAGAACTGTTGATTGTGCGGCTAGTCAAACTACTACAATAGCCGTTTTTAATAATACCTCTTATGGTGCGGCTGGTGCTATAGATATTCAAGATTCTAAATACATAAGAATTACAAACAAAGATTTAACAAATTCTATAGAGATAGCGATTGTTGGTAATAGTAGCACAGAGGGTTTATATCAAATAAAGTTAGATGCTGGTTATAGTCATATTATTATGGGTGCTGACAATATTATACTTTGCGAAGAAGATACTTCGCCAAGTTTTGCTACCTTGGGAGACCTTTCTAGCATACAGGTAAACCCCGGATCAAACCAAGTAAAAGTTGAAATATTTATAGCGAGTGCATAATGGCTACTTTTAAATATATAATTGAAGAAAATATAACACTTAGCAATCAAGTGTATAAAACTATGATTTCTAAAGAAATTGATTCTATAGATCAATTTTATAGAAGGGTTACAACTTGCACTTCAGGTTCTCAAACAACTATATTAAATGTAGCTTCTAATAATCACGCTAATAATGATGGGTGTCTTGCCCATGATGATATAAAGTATATAAGAATTACAAACCTTGAAATTACAAATTCTTGTGAAGTTGCAGTTGTTGGTAATGCTACCAGCTATCAGTTTTTTTTAAAGGCTGGAGAAAGCCATATAATACCTTCCACTAATAATTCTATGTTAGCTGAAGAGGATACGAGCCCTAGTTTTGGAACAATGGCTGATATAGATAAGGTTATTGTAAAACCTGAAAGTGGTGATGCTAATGTTGAAATAGTTGCTGTGAGTGTTTAATGGCTACTTTTGAAACTCAAATAGAAATGTTAACTAGTCTTACTATTGATGATAGCAGTTCTCCAACTCGATCTGAGTTAAGTCAGTTTCTTACAGATGGTGCTAAGGAAGTTATAAATCACCTACCAAATGATCTATTAAAACTATGTTCTACTGTAACTACCTTAACAGGTGGTACTAGCCATACTATGAATACTGGCAAAATATTATCAGTTAAAAGATCAGATGGTTATATTTATCACCCCTCTAGGGAAATTCCATCTAGGCTATCCGGTAGGGTAACAGACCCTGACGACATGTTGTTTGCAACTATAAATGATCCTGTATATTACAAAGAAAGCAATAACTTATATTCTTTACCTGAAGGAAACCCTTGGCAGTATGAGGAGGTTCAGTTTCCAACTATTGCTTATGGGGATAGTGCTATAGCTGTATTCCCTGATGAAGCTGAATATATAGTAGTTTTATATGCCGCTATAAAAGCTTTGCAAAATGCTCTAGGTTCAAAAGTTGCAAATGCGGATATAGTAACAGCTCTAACAGCTATTAATGCAGAACTAGATGAAACTCAGGCAATTTGCGATTTAATTAATACTCAAGTAGATGCGGCTGTAACTCAGCTTGGTGAATCTGTAACTCAAGTTGATGCTGATGTTGATACCGCTTTAACAGCTATAAATACAGCCTCTGATAGAATAAATACAGCAGTAGCGTTAGCTAATACTCAATTTGACAGTGCTGTAACTTCAAACACTGCTGAAGATGTAGAATTAGCATCATCTCAAATAAATGCTGGTAATGGATTCATATCAGAAGCTAGAGCATCAGCAAATGAAGCACAGTCTTTTGTATCTGAGGTGAGTGCTAGAATGTCTCAGGTTAGCGGATATAACACTGTTGTTTCTGGATATATAAATGCGGCTCAAGGGTATGCAACTGAAATACAAAATAAAATAGGAATAGCTCAGGGTTATGCTAGTGAAGTTCAGTCTAGGCTTTCAGCTATTACGGCTGATTATTCTTTTATTGAAAAACAACAAGCTAAATTACAATCAGATTATGAAAAAGCTTTACAAGCTTTAAAGTCGTAAGGATATATAATGTCAGTACATTCATTAACAGCAAAACAAATAATAAGTAGAATAAAATTAGTATTTCCAGATGTCCCAGATACTTATATTATGAGTCTAATAAATGAAGCTTTAGTTGAAATGGGGAACTACCATACTAAAAATATTCAAGCTAAATTAAGCACTGTTGCAGATCAAATGTTTTATGACATAAGTGATAGTGCAAAGGATTCTAGTTCTAATGATTTGGAAGTTAACAAAGTATATAGAGTTGATCTTATGGATAGCGATGGTGACTATATCAAAATACCAAGACTGGTTGATAGGCGCATTCTTTTAATGGATGCGGCTAGTGAACCAGCAGTAAATACACCAGACTAATGGCTAGTAATATAAATTTTCCTGAAAATTCAGCACTTTGGTTTGTAGAAGGTGATAAGCTTGCACTTATAACAAAAACTGATAGTAGCGGTAATTCTAGGACTACAGATAGAAAACTTTACAAGGCTATTCAAGAATCAATTACTGATGGCCTTTTGATTCACTATTACGGTGAGCCAAATAGTGTTGTATCTATAAATGATACACCTGATATTGACAATACTTTACATGTAGCTATTGTTGATTATGTTAAGAAATGTTTGTATATGGATAAAGCTGGAGCATCAAGCGATCCGGGTGTTTCACAGTCTGCTATGCAGATGATGGTACAGCATGAAAGAAGATTTAATGAAACTGTAAAGCGTTATGGTATGAGAAAAAGGGATAAGACTGGCGGTACTCGTGCAATCTTACCTTACGATTTTAGATAAGCTTTACAAAATTAATGCCTTAGTGGCGGTGGTGGTGGGTTATAAGGAGTTGTCATTATGGCTAATCCAAATAAGTTTACAACAAAAGAAGTATTAAATAAGGTACTCCTAGATTCTTCAGGAAATGCCGTCACCGCAAATTCAGTTACAGCACAAGAAGCTTTAAACACTGTTTTAGACACTACCAACAATAGATTAAATATGTCACTAGCTGGTGGTACAATTTCTGGAGATGTTACAATTAGTGGAGACTTAACCGTATCTGGTAGTAATACATATACATACGATGAACAGATAGATGGTCAATTATGGTTAAAAGACTCTACAACCAGTAGTGCAACTCAAGGTGGACATTTAAGATTATTTAGTGATGATGGGGCGGCTATGGCGGCTGGTCATAGGTTAGGAGTAATTGAATTTGCTGGGGCTGAAGATGCTTCTTCTACAATAACAATTGGAGCAAAAATTGAATCTTTAGCTGAATCTACATTTACAGCTAGTGAAAATGGATCAAATTTACTTTTTTACACTACAGATGGAGATGCTTCTACTACTGAGAAAATGAGGATTGCTTCTGATGGAACTGTAACTATTTCACACGCAACTGATCCACTTTTAGTTTTAAATAAAACTGGTGGTAGTAATGCCGCTATTCACTTTCAACACGCTGGAGTTGCAAAAGGTTACTTTTTTGTAAATGCTGATCAAACAATAAATCTTGGAACTGCTACTAAAAATCCAGCATTAATTATTAGTCCAAGTGGTAATGTCGGAATAGGTGCAACACCATCATATGCTCTTGATGTGCAAGCTAATTTCGATAGTTCAAGTATTGTAAGATTTTGGAATGATGGGAATGATGGCAATAGAGATGTTTTACTTTTACAAGGTGGAGCAGATGCGGCTGGGTACAATGTAAGATATATTACTTTTTTAGATGGTGATGGTGGAACTGTTGGGTGTTTACAAGGTGCAAATGCTACAAGTAATGGTGGGCTTGCTTTAAATATATCACCCGACACTAATGATTTAGTTGTTGATTCAAATGGGAATGTTGGAATAGGGGGGTCTCCAACATCGAATGTCCACATTTTTAAAACAACAATAAGACATGCGGCTGATACTCCAGAATTTGTGTTAGAAGATACGAGTGCTTTTTCCGCAGGAACTGGCCCGTCAATTTATCTTCAAGGAAAACAGACAGGTGAAACTTTACAAACATTTGCAGAAATTCAAGGAGTATCAACATCTTCAGCAAATGAAGGTAATTTAATATTTAAAACAAGAAGTGGCGGTAGTACAGATGAGCGTATGAGGATTTATCAGACTGGTAATGTTCAGTTTACTGCAAATATTATAATGGCTGATGATACTAGTATCGGCATTAGTGATTCTGCTGAAAGAATTGAATTTGATGGTGCTGGTGATATATCTGTATTGGGAGCAAATCTTGGTGTAGGAAACAGCGCACCAGATACTCTTGTATTAGTTGGTAACAACGCTACAAACACAGATAATGGTATTAAAATATCTGCAAATGGAACAGGTCATCCATACCTGCAATTCGCTAACTCAGATAGTGCTACTAATCATATATCCAAAGCTATGATATTCCAAGATACAACTAATTCTTATTATCGAGGAAACTTGGTAATAGCTATTGATGAAACCGCTGATGCTTCTACTGTAGCCGCGGCTGATGAAGTAATAAGTATTGGTGCATCTACTACTACTTTTAGCAATAAGGTTTATATTAATCAAAGTGCAGATAGTAGTGCTTTAAGAATTTATGGATACGATGATGTATCGTCTAATTATGCAGAACTGTTTGTAAATGCCTCAGGTTATACAGTTTTAGACTCTGATACAAATAGAGGTGTAGAAATTAGAGGGCATGGAATAGATTTTTATGTAAATAGCGGTGGAACGCATTTTGCTAGAATGACATATGATGGAAAATTTACACCTATGACTGATGATGCTTATGATATAGGAGCTTCAAGTGCTAGATGGGATGATATATTTGCAACTAACGGAACAATAAATACATCAGATGAAAGACGAAAAGACAATATAAAAGATACAAATCTTGGTCTTAATTTTGTAAATAAACTTAAACCAAAAGAGTATAAGTGGAAAGATTACACAAATGAAAAAGGTGAAAAAAGAGAGTTTAAAAGAAAACATCAAGGTTTAGTTGCACAAGATGTCGAACAGACCCTTAAGGATATTGGATTAACTAATAATGATTTTGCTGGTCTGATATATGATAAAGAATCCGATATATATGGATTAAGATATAATCAACTTATTGCACCTTTAATTAAAGCAATACAAGAATTGTCTGCAAAGGTAGAAGCTTTAGAAAGTAAATAACAAAATAGGAGAACAAAATGGCTAAAGATAAAAAAGAACAGCCTAAGTTAAACTTTGATGATAAAGAATATATCATTGAAGATATGTCTGATGAATCAAAGAGGATTCTAAACCATATTAACGACATTCAAAACAAGCTAAATACAAATGCTTTTGTAAGGGAGCAGTTAGAAATTAGTAAAGAAGGTTTTATTAATATGTTAAGAGAGTCTTTAAAAGAACCTGAAAAGGAAGAAGCAGAGGCGTAAATGGTTATTCGTAGGTCTAGTCAAGGTTATCGCATAAGGCTCCATAAAAACACAACTCCCGGTGCTGTTCGTTCTAAAACGTACCCAGATGGCACAGTTGAAACCTTGACTTACCCTACGTCTGGATATGAATATTTTGTAGAAGTTGATGGAGAAGTTGTAAAAAGATCTAGCACTTTTAAGAACGCAGAGATTTATTACGTTGAGGAATGTGCAAAAAAGTATGATAATGGACATGGAAGATTAACAATCGGAGAACATCACATTGTAAATGGAGTAGCAACTTCACAATCTGATTATCCTACAGAATCTAATACTATAGCAGAAATAAAAAAGTTTTATGACATAAGAGGTATTTCTTATGGTTCTAACGAAACCAAATCAGAATTACTTTCTAGGATAGTTCCTATGATGGCCGGAGACACAGAAGTGTCTAAACACATAAAGAAATAATATGGATAGCTTAAAAGTATCCGGAGCAAGCTTTGCTGGTATGGGGGTGGTGTTTATGGATTTACTACCTTACTTTATTGGTGTTACTATAGGAGTTATGAATATTATATATTTATACTATAAAATAAAAAAGATAAAGGAATCTTAATATGAATATTAAAGAAATGTTAATTGAAAAGGCTATTGAATCTGCAAAGAAAATGGCAGATGAGCAAGCAGATAACGTAGAGGGTATGTTGATTGAATACATACAGTCAGAAGAAGTAGAAAAAAAGTTGGCTGAAAAGATGGATAAAGCAATAAATATTCCTTTTGTATCCGATCAGAAAGAAGAGCCAATGTTTAGAGAGTTTGCTGACATCCTTACAGATGTTGTAGCTGGTGCTGTAAAGATGGTAAAGTCTAAGGTGTAACTGTAGGTAATGCCAAAACAGCTTTACACTTTAAATGATTTTTCTGGAGGTATCAATAGTTTAAAAGACCCTAGAGACATATCTAATAATGAATTAGTACAAGCCTCTAATGTAAGTTTAGAAAAGCAAGGTGTGATAAAACCATCAGGATCGTCAGCATCTCATGGAACTGCACAGGTTATAACAAGTGAGGTTGTTTCAGGTCATGGTCTTACTGTTCTTGAATCTGATTATCAAATTGAAAGTACAACAATTACATTTAGTGCCGGTTTGGTATTTAATGCTAATTCAAGTGGGAACAACATATTTTCAACAGATGGAGTAAGTGGTAGCGTTGATAATCAAATAGCTAATGCTCTTTCGGTTGGTGACGTTATAAATATAAACCAAACAACTTCAGGAACTGCTGGTATAAACGGTACTTATCAAGTGGTAAAAAAAGGAGGAACTGGCAATAATTTTGTTTTTATTCAACCTTCTTTAGCTGGTGGCAGTTCAATAGTTAATATAACTGCTGGCACTATAACTAAAAAAGCTTTAGGCGAAAAATTAATTGCATTAGCTGACTCAAATACAGCATCGGTTGATATATATTCAGCTAATAGTGACAAGTGGAATGACACAAGCTCAAGCCCAGCGGATAACCCAAAAATTGATTTATTGTTTGAGGATGATGGTACGAATACAGACGTGAACCTAACATCAGATTCTAAAATAGGGTATTATGTTGCCGATGGCAATTTAAGGGCATCTGATGCTAATTTTGATAATCACGTTAGAGTTAGGTGGTATGGACTTACAAAGAGAGAGCACTTTAAAGGGCTTGCTTATTCAGATTCTTTTTTTGATTACTTTCAAGCTTTTAACACTTTAGATGCTCCAACCGTTGGTGTAAATGGTTCTGGTGCCCCTACTGCTGGTGCTGGATTTAATTTAAACATTTCATTGTCAAGCGATGCTAATAGCACTTGGGGTGCTGATGTGTATCAGTTAGCATTTAGTTTTATATATGATGGAAGTCAAGAGTCTTTACTGTATATACCTACTAGCAATAATACGTTTACTGTAACTGCTGGTCAAAAAGTTTCTTTTACGGCTATAGCTACAAAATCTTTCAATCAAAGACTTTCCGGCGGTAGGGTTTATTTTAGACCTAACGGATCAACTAGCGACCCTTGGGTGATGTTAGCTGATATAGATTTATCCGAAGGTGCTAGAGCCTCACTCGACTCTAATTATGTTGCTTGGACACACACATCCGGAACAACAGCTTCTGTCTATACAACTGGTACAGTAGAAGCTTTAAATCCAGTTTTAGACACCTATGAGACCATTAATGGTTACCCACCTACCGTACCATCTATAAGTATAGGTAGGAATGGAGAAGCTTGGAAAACAGCAGTGGTTTGTAATCGAAGAGCGTTTGTTGCAAATGTAAAAGTATATGAGGAAAATGGAGATTCTCCTACCATATTTGGAGATAGGCTTATGTATTCTATGCCTAACAGGTTTGACACTTTTCCATCTTTTAACTTTATTGATGTTGTTAAGGGGGATGCAGAGGACTATGTTAAGCTTGAGTCTTATGCTGATAGGATATTAGCGTATAAGCAAAAATCAATGCAGATAATAAATGTATCATCACCATCAGATACTAACTGGTTCTTAGAATCAGACTTGAAACATAATGGTGTTAAGAATCCGGGTGCTGTTTTTAGAACAGATTTTGGAGTTGCTTGGGTGAATGAAAATGGATGTTATTTATATGATGGTAGTCGGATTTCAAATTTAATTGATAGCAAGATAGATGATTCTACTTGGGCTTCATTTATTAATGATACGTCTGTTGTCGGTTACGAAAAAAGAAAGAAACAAATTTTAGTTATTAAGAATGAAGATGGTTCCGCTTCTAATACAGGATATTGTTACCTGTACGATATAAAAGCACAAGCTTGGAGCCAAATTAACACATTAGCAACAGATCAAAAAAGATTAACTAATTTTTCCATTGATCACAATGGTGATTTAATAATAGCGGAAGATAATGGTGCTGGCAGTGTTAATGTTGCTAAATATTTACCAGACTCATTAAAAGATAGCGGTACAGATTCTTGGGTAATCCAAACTAAAGATATTGACTTTGGACAGCCCGCTATAAAGAAAAAGATATATGCTGTTTATGTTACTTACAAAAGTGACAATGCACAGACACAGCCTATATATTATGCTGTAGATGGTAGCTCTAGCTTTAGTCAATTTACTGGTAATTTTGTAGCTACTTCAAATGCTTATGCTAAACTAAAAGCAACGGCAACGCCTTTTACATGTCAGAGCATATCTATAAAAATAGCCAATCCTACTAATTCATCTGGCACATCTTCCGGTATTGAAATTAATGATATATCTATAGAGTATAGAATTTTACCAGTAGCTAACGTGGCCTAATGTCTTTTAACAGAGCAGAAAGAATTATAATCAATAGTAAGGAACAAAGCGTTTCTTCTGGTGATGTAAAGGGAACATTGAGCCATTCTCCGTCAGCTAGAAACATGAATGATGGTGAGCAGATATTCGCAAGGGAGTCTAATAAGCCCTTAGCTTTATATAAAAAATTTAAAGGTACATTATCAAAAGTTTACTTATCACATGATGGTAATCAAGTTGTAGATAAAAACCTATCTATTGGTAATGATATTGTAATAACTGGTAGCATTAATTTTAATAACGATGTTACTATTGGTAAAAAAATAACTGGTAGTAATCAAACATTAAGCATTACTACAGAAGAAGCTGTTGGCAGTAGCGTTACTCCAGATGGAAGCTTAAAGGTTTATATAAATGGTACGTTATATCAGATACCTGTCAAAGAAGTTTAAAATAAATAATTTGTATTTATTAATTGATTTGATTATTATTAAATTTAAAAGGATTATAACATGAATTACCCTCATAATAAATCAAAAGGATTTAAACCAATATCATCAGGGCCAAACATGACTGGCTACTATCTTGGCAACAAAACTAATTTGTTAAGCATGATGCAAGAGGGCGGTATGGCACCTAGACTGTTAGGTGATGTAACTTTAGCTAGGGCTTTGCAAAGAAGGTCTGACAGTGAAAAGTTAGAAGATTACCAAAGAAAAGAAGCAAAAAGACAGAGTAGGGGTAATCTATTTGGAAGTGCCCTTAGTTTATTAGGCGGTTTAGCTGGTGGGGCTATTGGTGGCCCAGCCGGGGCCGCTATAGGCTCTGGATTGGGAAAGGGTATTGGTAGAAGCTTTGGTGCTGGTAAAGCTACTGATGTAGATACAACAGGAACTGTTTATGGTCAAGAGTTATTTAGAGATGTAGAAAGAGCTGGTGAGGAGTTTGATAGCACGCTACTTGAAGATGCTTTGGTCTCCGGTGCAAAAGCTGGGTTGATTGCTGGGCTTTCACCTAGTGGTGGCATATACGGTGATAAATATAATCCTTTCATAGGCGGTAGTAAATTTGACTTGAGAAACCTTTTTAAACAACCAATGTCTCAGGGATTTATAGTTGGCCCGAATATAACTTAAAGTATATTTATATGAATACATTATTTGATTACATGCCTAACAAAACAGCTTCAAGCCTTCTTGATGGTATAGCTGGTTATGAAGATGGTGGCTTTGTAGGTCTTGAACATGGTGGTTTATATCACGATGATGAGGATCAAGGTTCAGATTCTGGGGTTGACTACTCTGGAGAGCCTGATTTTGGAGGTCAAGATAGAGGCCCTACAGGAACTTCAGGCTCTAACATAACTCCAGCTAATTTAGGAGTTGGTGGAATGAGTCAAGGTATGCTACAAAATATAATGTTGTCTGGTGGTGGAGATGCTTTAGCTGGAGGTTTGAACAATATGAATTTTACTACAGCTACCCCAGATGCTACCGCTGTGAATAACGCTTTTACAGACCCAGATATGGCAAGACAGTTTTTAGCTGGTCGTGGTATTCAGCTTACAGATGAGCAGAGAGCACTTATAGCAGACTTTGATCCATCAGGTATCCAATCCTCTGCTGACCGATTAAGAGATAGTTTATTGGGTATGTCGCAACAGAACTTAGCTAGTCAGGCTGGTACTGGTTTTGCTGGCCCAACAGGAGCATCTCAATATAGAGCTGGGCAAGTTAGCGGTCAGGCACAGCAGGCATTAGCTGATACAACAACTCAAGCAATTCAAGATTATCAATCACAAGTACTCGGTGGCGTTGCAGACCTTGTTGCTGGTGGTGCTGATATAGCACAGGGCCCAGCCCCAGTAACTAACCCTAACTGGAACCCACCTCAAGATGCTAAGTCTTATAACTTTGAAGGTTTAGATTATTACAATGCTCAAGGAACTTGGCGTACAAAAGATGAAATTATGGATATGATAAAGGAGCAAGTCCCAAATTGGGAAATGCTAGGGGGGCAAAATTTTCTTGATTCTCAGTTTAATTTAATGTATGGTTAATCACAATGGCTAACGGCCCAAGAAGTATATACAGTAGAAGGCAACGTATGGCTCCCGGCCAATACGACACCCCACTTGCAGACTTTTTAGATGCGTTACCGGGATATGTAAATCAATTTCAGCAAAATCAATTAGCACTTGAGAGACAGCAACTAGCTGATAAGAGGTATGAAGATTCTATAAAGAGACAAAGAGACAGAGATGATTATAACAAAAGAAAAAATACCTTTGATACAAATCTTAATATAGTTAGTCAGCAAGGGCCTCAGATTGTTAATAGGTATTTAAAGACAATGTCTAAAGATCCTAAATATTCTGAGTTTGTAACTTCTGATATTGAATCCATACTTAGTGAATCTATAAAAAATGATGATTCATTAAATAATATTGAAGCAACCTATAGTGATTTTACTTCAATGGGTCAAAAAGAATTATTTAGTAAAACAGCAGAGCTTCAAGGTTTTCGAGACACGCTTGATGAGGAAATAAAAAGAGTTGGGATACGTTCTGATTATTATAAAGGTTTACAAGGTAAGAGAGACGCTATTAGTAAAATTATAAATTTTAATGAGTCAAAAGAAGGTACGGATTTGCCCACTGAACAATGGAGTGCATCTCAGATAAGTCTGTTTGATAACTTTCAGAGTGAATTAAAAAAAGATTATTCCTCTTATATAAAAGTCAAGGAAGAATTTGATCGTGAATATAGAGTGCAAAATGAAAAAGACGCATTTTCAGGTAATGCAGACCCAATAATTACATCTTTAAGAGGTATTAAAACGCCCGGTGATAAAGCAGGTGAGGGTTTATTTAAATCGCTTAAAGATGCTAGGAATCGCTATATACTTTCTAAGTCTAAGATAGAAAACTTTACCAAAAATAATAAATTGTTGTACCCAGAATCTCAAACTAGAGAAGAAATAAAAGCTCGTAAAGAATTAGATTCTGAAAAGCAAAAATTTATTGATGATAATGCATCTTTATTTATTGAATTTTACCCAAGTATAGATTCTATTGAAGATTTTGCTAATTTATTAAGTGGCGATGACGAGCAAAGCGATTTAGCATATCAAAATTTAAAGAATGAGTTACCAACACTTAAAACTTTTTCTAGTGAAATTGAATCAGTGTCACAGATGGGAGATTCTGATACTGAAGTTTCGCCAAGCCTTGCAGTTAAAGAAGAAGAAGATAGAGACTTAGTTAAAAAAGAAGCAAATTTATTCAATAGAGATGATGGCATATCAATAAATAGATTTTCTTTTGATGGACAAGAAGCTATAATAGACTACAGTCAAACTAGAATTATTGGGCCCACAGGAGAAAAAGCATATTTAGTTGAGCTAGAAGATGGAGATCAAACCTATGTACCTGAAAGTAGCCTGCCTAAAGATGTGGTATCTGGAGCTAAAGTTAACGATCAATTAGTGAGTCTTTTAGATGATATGCAACTAACTGCTAGAGCTAAAACACAAGGAGAATCTTCAGCTCAAAACTTGGCTACTGATGATGTTGATATTTTACCAGACCAAACTATTGATCCTATGTTTACAGATCAAACAGGACTTATACCTATTCCCGGTTCGGTAGGAAATCTTCAATCGTCACCTCCCTCTAGCATAGAAAGGATTAAGTCTTTAAAAATAAAAGACGACAAAGGTTCTAATATATCTTTGGACAGTGTTGCTTCTTTTGATAAGCAAATTAATTCAATGTTAAAAAGAATTAAAGACTCTGAAGTTTTTAGACCTAAAAAATTTACAACAGATTACTTGCAAAAAACAAAAAATGAACAAATTAGATTGTATAATGATCTTTTAAGGTTAAACACTAGCATTATGGCTTTGCCTAGAACTAAGAAAAATACCGCTTTAAAGCAATCTATGTCTAATTTAATTAATAGAATGAACTCAGATATTGAAATTAAAAGAATACTAGATAAAGCTTCATCTGGCTTTATGGAAACCAGAAGAAATATAAAATAAAATGCCTTTACAGGAAGATGCCAATGCTTATTATGCAAGTATTTTGGATGATGCTGTTAGAAATCCAAATAAGTATTCTGGTTCAGAAGATTCAATACAGCACTTTGGCAACCTTTTAGAGAAATCCTACTATAAACCACAAAAAAATACTTCTTATTACGAATCTGAGGCTAAGAAAGTATTATCTAAAGAAGTTTTATATTCTGAGAATGAAGAAAGTTATGGGTACGACCCTAGTGATTTTTTAGAAGAATCAAATTTTAATTGGGTAAAAGAAGGTTACAATAGAAGTTTAACTGGGATGGTAGATGCTATTCAAAGTGGACAAAAAAGATTTGACATGTCCGGATATGAGCCGGGAATTGTAGCAGACTTAGCGGCCACTGTTATAAGCTTTGCTATGCCTGTTGATCTTGCTTCTACTCTTATTGGAGGGGGAGTAGGCGGTATTCTGGCCAAAGGGGCAACTAAAAAAGTAGCAGTAGGTTCTATTAAGGGGTTAGCCGGAAAGGAAGTTGCGAAAGAAACCGTTGATAATCTTGTTGAGAAGGGAGCTCAAGAAGCTACTGAGTTGTTAGTTTCTCAAAATGTTAACAGAACAGTTGCTGAAAGAGCTGTTAAAAAAGCTAGTAAAATTGTAACTAATAGAGTTGCAGATACAGCAAGTAAGGGTGCTGGCCAGTTAGGTTTCCATAGTGGATTGCAATCAGTTTTAAAGCAAGAAATTGATGCTGAGTCTGGTGGTTTTATTAAAGGGATACAGGAAGGTGATGTTAGTTTAGCACTCACTTTAAAAGATGCTAGTCAGGGTGCTTTATTTGGTGGCTTAACTGGTGCTACTGGCCAAGCATTAAGTAAGTATTTTGCAAAAAATTCTAAAGCACCTAAAACTTATTTACAGAATGTAGCACAGCAAACAGCTATTAAATCTATAGAGGCTACTGAGATAGGGCTTCTTTCACCTATTATATATGAAGATAGAGCTCCGACTCCTCAAGATTTCGCACAAGCATTTGGGACTGTTGGTATGTTGCACGTTACCAGAAAGTTAGCCAGTAAAACATCAGAGTTAATGAAAGCTGAAAAACCGATGATGACAACACAGGAGGCTGTTAGTTTTTTAGCTGAAGCTAAAATGTCAAGAGGTAAAAAGTCTGATATTTTTACATCTAGAGACGGACAGCAAATTAAAGGTGTTAAGATTACTACGACTGAAAAGGGAGTTGATAAAGTAACAGGTTCTGACCCAAAAACTAAAAATAAAATAGAGATGACAGGGTCTGATTTTATAGATCAAGGTTTTGCGAGGTCTAGTGGTCGGGTTAAAATGAAATCATCTGCTGATATAGAAGCATCTAGGAGAAGAGAAATATTTGGCACAGCCAGTAAGTTTGGTATAAATCCCACAGGAAAAGAATTTCATAAATTTGTTATAGATGCATCTGGCGGTACAATAATACCAAAAAAAGGGAAGAGTGGCTATAGCCAACTAACTCCGATACAAAGAGTTAAACTTTTAGATAGTATCAGGAAAAAGAAAACATCTGACCTTATTTATAAGACATTAAAAGATGAAGGATTTGATGATTACCTATTACCAAAATCTGTTTTTATGACTAAGTATTTTAGCGGTTTAGATGCCTTTAGGCAAACAAAAAACAGAGCTAACACAATACAAGAAATTAAAACATTTAAAGAGATTGACATGGCCGATGCTCGTGGTGCGACTAAAGGTGGACAGTATTTACAGATGTTTCAGGAGGCTGGTTTATACGAAGGGGGTTTATTCAGTAGGATATTTGGCAACTACAACAAAGATGTTAAGTCTCGTATGGATAAATTAAAATTAAAAAATCCAAAACTTTCCAACAGAGAAATTACCAGCTTGTATTATAGAGATTTAGGTACAAGGCTACAGAATAAAAACAACAGGGGTGATGCTGACGTTCAAAGAATCCGTAAGGTTTTAAACATAATGTATAAAGATGCTAAAAAAGATGGTGTTCCTGTAAAGGTTTTTGAAGATGATTATTTTCCGGGTTATGTAAAACCTGAAGTTTTAAGTTTACTTCAAAAGGACATACTAAAACTCACTAAAACAACTCCTATTTTTTTAGAGGATGAATTACACAAAAAGAGGTATGTACTTGAAATTATAAAAGATTTAGTAAATGGCAAAGTAGAAGGTCTAAATGAAAAAACAAAAGAGGCTATTATATATATAGCTAATGGGATAGGTAAAGATGGTAAATTTACAAGGGAAGAATCTTTAGCTAGGGCCTTGATGAGAGTTAGGGATAATATAACCCCTCGACTGTATAACGAGGTGGGGTTTTTAGAGAAAGCTAGGACAAATCCACTACCCCCTTCTTTTTATGAAAGAGATGCTAGGGTTGTTTTAACTAAGTATGCAACTGACACTGCTAAGAGGTCTGCTCAAGTTAAGTATTTTGGTGCTAAATCTGAAGTTATAACAGATAGAATAAACTCCTTAGCATCAGCGGCTGACGTAGCTGGTAAATTAGGAGATACTAAAAAATCAATAGCTTTAAATAGGTCTAGGGCAGTTTTAGAGCAAACATTTGCATCTTTCACTAATTTAATAGAGAACGATCCTAAGAAAAACTTACCACCTTATTATAAAAATATGTCAAATTGGTTAGTTGATTTTGAAGTAGCTACTAAGATAGGATTGGGGTACGCCACAATACCTAACGTAACTCAAACTGCTATTTCAACCGCTATAAAAGCTGGTTACTGGAATACTTTTAAAGGTGGTTACAAACTGGCAACTGATAGTAAGTACAGAACTCAGGTCAAAGCATCTGGTTTAAATAATTTATCTGTATTTCAAATGATGTCTGGATTAGAACCTTCAGATACTAGGATGGGTAGGATTGCCAATGCTATTACTAGAGTTAGTGGATTTCAGGGAATAAATAAATTTAACCAGTATTTGGGAGCCGCCGCAGGTCGAGAGTACATTAGGACTCTTGTTAATGCTAGGGATAATAATTGGGTTGTAGGTCAACGCTGGAGAAAGAATTGGGCTAGGCAAAACTTAGAAAGGCTAGGATTAAGTAGAGACCTAACAATGAAAGATTTAAAAACTAAACAAGGTATGCAGTCTGAGTTTGAGGCTATATATAGGTTTTCAAGAGATGCTCAACTTCAAAAAAATGTTTTAAATGATGCTTTAATATTTAATGATCCAAGATTTAGGCCTTTGTTTTTGTTTAAAAAGTTTGGCTATAAGCAGTTTAACTGGATTCGTGAAGAGCTTGTTTCCGAAGCTAAAAGCGGTAACATTTTACCAATGTTAAGGCTGGGAGTTGGTGGGTTTTTTGGTGCACAATTTGTAAACACTAGCAAAAAAGCTTTAAATTATTATTTAGCTGAATGGCATGGCGATGGTGAAAGAAAAGTTTACGATGAAAACAGGCTTTTCTTACCGGGCGTACCCAAAGGAACCATTCTTGATAATATAGACTATTCAGAATTGACTTATTCAGATTATCTTGACATGGCCGCATCTGTTGGTGCTTTTGGTTTTATAACAGATATAATAGCCTCTGAAAATAAATTAAGAGCTCTTGAATTTTTATTCAAACCAGCTATAATTCAAGATGGCATGAAAGGGGTTGAGGCTTTTGTTAAAATAGGGAAAGATACAAGAGATTACGGAATAGGAGCTGTAAAGAGGATGCCTAAATATATATTCCCTATATTTGGAACTGTGCCAAGAAGGCTTGCTTTTAGGTTGGAGACGGCAGGCCAAAAAGAGCAGTATAGAAAAACTAGAAAGGGTGCTATCAGACAAAGAATATTAGATGCTTTTATAAAAGGTAACGAAAAAGAGGGTTTAAAATTAATATACGCTTGGAATAATGCGAATCCATATAATATGTTATATTATGAAGATTATGGAGTTGATGCTATATATGAAAGATTAGAGTATAAAGCAAAAAAAAGGGCTATGCCTTAATCAATTTCAAATAATACCTCTTCAGCGTAAGCGTGCTCTCCAACTGATTTCCAGAACTCACTTAATTTCTGTAAATATTCATTGTTATCTATCATCCTTGTAAATCTCTTATTCATTAACTTTACTAACTTATCTTGCTCATGTGGTTTTAAGTAATCTTCAGGATTAAATTCTGTTCTCTCTCTTAATTGGCCACTGTATATCATTCTGGGTTTATTCTGACCATGTCTTTTACAAACCATAAAGAGTCCTTGAGTGAATGTATGTGTGTTATTACATCCCTCTTCAGGACATCTATAAAGATAAGTTTTTTCTTTTTTAAAATCATCCATTATATCCATTACTAATTACCCCTTCTTGATCTTACAATTTTAAATTCTTCACTTTGTTTTTTAGTGTGCTTACTCTTTTCGCTCTTTGTCATTTTAAGCCAACACTTTTCTAGTGCGTTTATCGTAGTATCATACCCACTAGCAGTTCCACAAAATGTTCTAGTTATGTTATCGTTTTTACCAGTTTGAGGATTATACCTTGATTTACAGCAAAAAGGACAAACAGTATTAGTTAAGCTACAAAATTCAAACATTACTCTAAAAAACCCCCTCTAATCTCTTGATTTTCGCATTATTATTAATTATTCGATACAAAGTTCATCTAAATTTTTTACAGATAAAAGCGGGCTGTTAGGCCCGCTATTTATCATTGTTGCTAAAAAGCTACGATTTTCCTAGAAAGGGCTATCGTTTTTACCTTTAGCTTCTCGGATACGGCCTGATAGGTACCTATTACCTTTCTTGTCTTGATTAATCCACATTGAAACATCTTTCATTTCATTGTTGATTTTGCCATTACCAGTATAATCAGGTTTGTTATCACCATCTTTCTTATACTTGTTCTTCCAGAGCGTAAACGTCTGGTTCTTTACTTCAAAATCAGGCATCTGATTTCTCCTTTTGTTTGTTGTTAGTTTTGTGGGCACACATAAGTTTAGTTTTTAACGATACTTGAGCCAACCAAGTCACTGTTAAAAATTTTTTTCCTTATATCAGCCCACTTTTTTCTCATATTCATACTAAGGCCTATTTGCTCCATCCTTTGATGGGCCGCACCATTTTCTGAAATCTTACCCTCTTTCAACAAATTGTTATAAACTTTGTATAAAGCTTTCTTTGTCAAAAGAGTTGGGTTCTCTTTATATATACTTTTATTATTTTCTTTTTTCATCTTTAGTAAACTCCTTTAGTAAAGATAGTAGCATAATATATTTTTCAAGGTCTAGCACAATGTATGGCTTACCTCGATCCTCTCTTATTACAACACCATCCTCGTTTTTTTCTGGTTTAAGCCACATAGCCATACGAGTCCTTCTCTTACAACCATAGTAGCGATTTTCAATTTCTATATCTCCCTTCTCATGTTGGGCTCCACCTCTATCTCTGTTGTATGCTTCAAGCCCATAATCTTTAGCCATCCTGACAGATTGCCTTTGTAGTTCTGCACCTCTCTGTCTATTTCTTTTACCCCTTCTTACATTTTTAGGATTCTTCATTAATCACACACCCCACATACTGATTCATCAACTACTTGATCTTCTGTGTCTCTATTTATAATTGCATCATTTTCTTTTTCAAGCATCTGTTCTTTAATATTTTTCATATCTTTAAGTAGTTTCTCGTAAGGCCCTCTGTATTGTCCGGGGTCTCTAAGGAAATACTTTAGAGCGTTTATGTGTAACTCTACTTCTTGTTTTGTGTAGCGAATTTTCGCTATGCATATTGGTTTTTTCATAGTATTTCATGTCCATGTTTAACAGGTAGATAAGCATTAGTCCTTATTGCTTCACCACCATTGATTGTTTTTCTAGTTTTAGTTTTCTTTATTTCAAAGTCAAATTCAAATTCGCCTTTACTGTCAGTAATCTTCCAGTACATAACTATCTTATCTTTTATAAGGTACAAGAAGCCAACAAACGGAACGCACAATAACTTAGATAGATTTTTACCATCCATTATTTTATCGAAAGTTACGAGCCAAGAGCCGTAGTTATGTAGTTCCATCAAACTCATGTTCCTACATTTAGATTCAAAAATTCCTGAGAGCTGATTGTTTTTCACAATTATGCCATCAACCTTAGATTCTTTCTCTTTGTCAGTTTCGATTAAAAGAGAGGTTTTATGATTATTACAGAACGTACTTCTTATATAGTCTAGCATCTCTTTTTCATACATTAATGATGCTTGTCCTTTCTTTGTATTAATATCCAAACTCATTAGAATGGAACCTCACTATCTTCTATTATTTGTATTGCCCTAGCTACGGGATATGAAACATCAGAGCCTGTTTCGTTTTTAAATTTTTTCATAGTAACGTCTATTAACATTTTTTTATTCTTAACATCACTCAAGAATAGGAAGGGCAGTTGATTACCCTCCCTATCTTCTTTAGATGTCTTTATCATGGAAATAAATTTTGCATATCCCCAGTTTTTGCTGTGTTCATATTCATAACCATCCACCTTCTTATATCTAAATATACCATTATCCTTCACAGTTTCATCTAAAAGCTCAGGAAACTTTGGGTCTACTATACAATAAGTAGGCTTAAAAACATCAGCAATATATTTGTAAAACTGGACATCTTTACTTAATTCAAGATCAATTATCAAAGCTTGGTACCTACCTTCAGGTACACTCTTCTTTGACTCCCCAATATCTATTGGGTAGTATGCATCTCCAAAATCAGACATTCTAAGGCTTTGCTAAAGAATTTATTTTTTCAAGACAAGCTTGAAGGTTATCCATTGTAATCTTGCCCTTCTTTAATTGGTAAAGAACCTTGTTTTGATTCTTCCTATCTAAGACTACGATAGCTTTTTCTATTTGTTCTTTGATATAATCCTCACTAGAGGGTGTTATATCTTCCCCATCAAACTTATCCTTAACTTCGTCAACTAATTCTTCATGGCTCATCTTCTTGGTATCTTTACTCATCTTTATTATTTCTTTAAGCCCTGACAAACCATGAACTACGAAGTAAACCCACCTATCTATGTCCTTCATTAAGTCCTCACTTAATTCCATATCCTTCTTAAAGGCCTCGATAGCAAATCCATGCCTTATCTTTCCTTCTGTTATTTTGTCCCAGTTAGGTTGTTGATCACTCATAAGTCATCTCCTTTTAGTTTTAATCCACCACCACAAATCTCATAGAAATTGCAGTACTTAGGATTACACTCCCATTTATATACAGGAGCAACACCAAGTTCTATAGGTGGATTACCTTTCTCAAATCTAGCGTTTACATCACGCCAGTACTCTTTTGCCTTATCAACATAAGAAGTTGATATGACCTTTTCTCTTACTCTTGAATTGTCCTTGTTGTAATATAACAAAGCCAACTTTTCAAGTCTTTTACCTGACTCTATTTCATACCACCAACCATAAGTTCCTAGCTGTAAATTGTAGTTAATGGGTTGGTTTAAGTCTGGTTTTCTTCCAAATAATCCTTTCCATTTCCAAGCGTTACAAGTCTTTATGTCATAGAGTGCATTATCATCTATAATAATAATATCCAAGAAGCCTCTAACATTAACTTCGGGTATCCGTATCTCTTTTTCTATCAGTATCTTAGACCCATTAGTCTCTGCAAAATCTCTAAGTGCATCTTGTATATCTTCATGTACAAGGTCTCCCATTCTAAAAAGTCTAAGAGTATCATCATCAACTTCTTTCGGCTTGACACCTGCCACATGTTGAAAGTAATGCTTACGCATACACATTCCAGAAGCTGACCCATGAAACCATTTATCGAATCCTTGGTACCTTTTCTTTCTGTGTATCTCATTCTTATCTCGTAACCACTTGTGGTAAATATCTATAAGGTTTAGCATTTAATTCCCTTTCGTATATGGAGAGAGGGCCAACTCAGTGAACTGTGTGTAGATAGTAGTAGTGTGCTCACTGTGAGGAAAACAATGGATAGTAAGTAAAACCTCATTAGTTGACCCTCATGTAATTATTTATCCTGTGTTTTTTCTGTGTACAAGTCCCAACCATTATCAGAGTATATGTTAAGATTAACCTCTTCATTTTCTGATTTTAGTTGTATTACTTTTTTAAAAGCACCTTTAACTGCTTCGCTTCCATTAACCTTAACCACATCACCAATTATTACATCCTTAACATCGGTCTTTATAAGTTCTAAAGTAATTAAGTTATTATGTGTTCTTTCTTTTACGTTGAGTTCCATTTTGTTTTCCTTTCTTTTGAATCTCACTGGCCCATTCATCGAGTGCATTATATTCTTGTGCTTCTGCTCTCTGTATATGTTCCAACGCTCTTTTTAAACCACTGATTTCAGCAAAGTAAAGATGATTGTCTGGGTTTTCTGACCAGACCCTCTCAATATCAGTGATGTCTTTATTTATTCGGTACTTCAGTTCGCTTAATATCGTAAACATTACCGACCTCCATTTCATGTATTTCAGCTACGTCAAACTCGAATCCAGTTTTAGGATCATAAACAATAGGTACGCTGACATGACGTTCACCATTATGACCATGATACTCCCTACGAGTTCTAAGCCTTTTAAATATTTTCTTGTTTGTTCTTTCATTTAATGACATCTATATGTTCCTTTCTTTTGTATAGATACGTTTATTAGGTAAAAAAGTTCCATTATTTTTACCATTAATTTAATTATTTTTATCATTCGTTAAAAGCATCAATATCTTTATGCCAATTAAACTGCTCGAATGTTCGCAATCTATGACAATTTCTACACCTAACTTCACATTTATCAATTTCTTTTTTAATAGTACTCCACCCATAATTATCTTGGATCATAGTACCAACTCCACTGATTTTCTTTCCCCTGACATGATCAAATTCTAAAACTCTTACATTTTTTATTCCACAATCCACACAGCCCTTTGAAAAATATTTCTTTATAATTATTGTCCAATGTTTATTTCTTCTCCTTCTTTTCTTTAAAACCGATCTAAATTTTACCTTTGCTCTGTTTCTAGGATACCAAACTTTATTGTGATAAATCTTTTGACACTGCTTACATTTTGATTGTCTGCCATGACTCTTTTTTTTATTTCTATAAAAAAGATTTAATGGTTTTTTCTGTTTACAATCAGAACAAAGTTTTCTCACTAGATTATTATCCTACCTTTTAATCACTCCTATTGTAAGTTCTAATTTCGTAAAGCCAAAGTGCTTTGTTAACTAAATTCTCTTTCAGAACTGGCTTAAATTCTACAATACAATTATCATTCCAATATAGGATAGCTTTCACATAGTCCAATGCCGATTTGTCAATAGGTTCATAATCCCAATGTATAACCCTTGTCTTTTTGTCAGTACCATATAAACTATTGTGAGTTTCAAAGGAAAATTCACTAGGATTAGCACCACAAAATCCAAGCAGTAAAAGTATCTTGGCCTCTATTGGATTTTTTAGATTGTAGCTATTAGCTTTCATTAAAATATTTTTTTCTTCTTATGTATATAGGGAAGTGCTCACCATGACTACCCAATATATTATAGTCAGCATGTTCAATAGCCTCTTTAGTATTCATATCCTCATTTTCTACAAGCAGTTCTATTATCCTATCATAATCATATACTAGGACACAACCATAATTAAATGATATACCTATTACTGCATCATCAAAGTATCTAGGGTCTAACTGCAAAGCATCGGGATTCATATCCGATATAAGCTGATGCCATAAGTGTTCACCAGTTTCTTGTTTAACATCCGTAAGGCTAGTCATTGTTTAATCTCCTCTTTATTTTTTTCTAGTTCTTCACTTTCCAATCTTTCTTCTCTTTCATTTTCCTCTTGTTCGTAACGCTCTCTTTCTAAATAATCTAAATAGCTATTCATTCTTTTACTTGGGGGGACATAATCAAGCCATTCTGTTGTACCATCATCCCAAGTTATTTGAACTTTCCAATCTGTTATTGTGTTCATTTATTTTCCTTTACATAGTTTACAAAATCTTCATAATCAACCCATTGTGAGATATGGTATTCACCTCTTCCTCTAAATGCTTTATCTTTAATTAGCTCTATAAACTCATCATCTGAAAATTTATTTAAGTTTATATGAAGCATTTTTTCGTATTCATCTAGCAATTGAAAAATATTTTTATCTAAAAGAATTTGTTTAATGTATTTTTTTTGAAACTTCTTTCTTTTTTTTGATAAAGTGTTTTTTGTTTTAGTCATTTTACTTACCCTCCTTTTTATCTGATTTGTCTATTTTTATTCTCCAATACTTTTGATCGTCTAGCACATAATGTTCAGCATGTTTTTCTAATTCCTTCTTTGCATCCTCATAAGATTCAGCTTCTATAATTCCAGTACATTCTATAGTCCAATAATATTCTTTCATTTTTTCTCCTTTGTTTTAGGGGTGGGTTTCCCCACCCCATTTTATTTACAACTTCTTTACGTTCTTTAATGTATAATTAGGATCCTTTAGTCCTTCTTGATAGTGTTCTTCACAAAATTCAAAATCAATCATTGGCATGTGCCTCCTATTAGAATTGTCGCTATATTGATATATATCTCCTGAGTATTTTGTTTTTTCAGAACAATGTTCAGTTTTACCTGTCTTACTATCTTGCCACAAAAATATACAATCTGTGTTTCTCATTTCAACTCCTTTGTTTTTTATTTCGTTTTAAGCCTCGTGCTTACTTCTTATACGCACCAAGTTTTAAAAAGTTCCAAATTATTTTTTCCTCCTTATTTATTACAATTATTAAATGTTACTGATTTTTCCATTTCTTCATTCATTTCAGCTAAACTCTTTTCAACTCTGTATATTGCTTCATTTACAGAACGTAGCTTCATTTCTCTATCTCGTATTCGTTTGTGTAATTCACTATGATTTTTGTGAATAACAAAGCTAGTTACACAAGATGAAATAATAGTCGCAGTAATTAAAGTTATTATATTAATCATTGTTATTACCTAAATCACGTAACATATTTTTTAGTTTTTTATTTTCTTTTTTAAGTTGTTTAATCTTTAAATCCCTACGTTCTACCATACTCTCATACTTTAATTTATCTAGTAACTCTTCCATATATGCAGTTTTGTAATTTACTTTAACATTCGGGGTCATTCTGGATACCTTTCTTTTTAAAGTTGTTCTTTTGATTCCTGTTCTTGTATAGATTTTTTTCTCTAGCATACATATCTTCTATATCTTGAATACGTTTCAGAATTAAATTAGATTCCTTATCATCATGCAATTCTAAAAACTTCTTACACTTAACTAATAGATGTAATAAAGATGTTGATGTTCTACTTCTTAGTATTGTTGGATCTAGTTCCATTTTATTTTCCTTTCTCTTCAAGTTGTAATAGTTTAGCTGATATATAAACAGATAAATCTAATGCCTCTTCTAAGGCCTCTTTTACCCAATTACGGCCATCATTTATATCCACTTGATGTCCGTACTCCCTCTTACCTATTTCGAGCCTCTCGGCTATCCTATCCATTATCTCTTTATTATATCCTTTTCTCATTGGCATTGGCATTTTAAACTCCTTAGTTTTATTATTCTTCATCATCCCAAACTAACTCAATCTTGTAATCACTAGACACTTTCTCTAGAAGAATCCTAGTGTAGTGTCTTTGATCGTAATTCATTTCGTCAATAAATCCCATTGTGAATAAATATTCTATGGCATCAAGACATTGTTTTTTAGTTACTTTACTTTTCATTTTACTTTCCTTTCATTTAGCTACAAAAAAAATAAATCCATTGTAATAGAACCACAGAAGTGTAGTCCATATCCACAAAGTGATTGTAATTCTGTAAATTAATTTAACTCTCTTCTTCATTTAGTTTATGTGAGTTATAAAACTCAAGTACTGCATCATACTCACTTTCTAAATCTTTAAGTTTTGGGTACGCTTTTTCTAGTATGTAAATTATCTCTTCTATTGGTGTATCACAATCGTGATAAATCCACCTAGCTACATTACTACACATCTCTTGTTTACTCACATCTTGTTTTTTCATCTACTTACTCTCCTTATCTTTTATTAAATTCATTATAAACTCTTCACCTTTTTTAGTTTCTATGTACCCTCTAGTGTATATTACTTCTGTTTCTGATCTATCTTCGTTAGTGTGGCTTCCATAAGTTTCAAAATCCTCCACTATAATATCTTTTTTACCTTTTACAATGCTATCAAACTCTTCGTTATCAATACATTGTTCAGCTTTAAAAAATACACCATCAAACTTTTTATTATCCTCTGTTGAATAAACATTATATTCTACTGCATACCTCATTACTTACTCTCCTTTGTTTTTGTAAATTAAATAGATTATAGAACATACTTTGTTTATACCTTCTGGCGTAGCCTTCATCAGTAACCTCGGTGTGTTCCGAGAGACCTTAGATTTTACAGCACCACCCAAAAAATCTAAAATCAATGTTCTATAACCTATTTGTTTCATTACTTATATAACTCTCTAGTTATTATTTTGTTCCAATATTTATTTTTCTGGTTCACAAGGCTCTTCATTATCGGAATACCATTCCACATAATCACAATCTAAACAATGTCTATAACCACTAAGAATACCACTATCCTTATCCTCTGCTACCTCTTCCATTTGAGTATGGTTGCAATCTTCTAAAATAACTAAAGAGTTTTTATACATACCTTTTAAAACGCCAATACAATCTAGTAATACATCAGCTTCCATTAATGAATCAACTTCTTGAAAGTTTTTATGTATTTTAGTTTTTACTAACTCACCACTATGATGATTGTAAAAGAATGTTATTGCTTTTTTCATTTTATTCTCCATAACAATAATTATTATTTATTCGCAAACTTTCAATAAGAATATCAAAACTATTATATTCCTCATGGTTTATAACATAACAGGAGGAATCCTTTTTTAACTTCTCACAAACTTCTCTATATGATTTAGCTTTATAATTTTGTGATACTAAACTATTTATATAATCTGTGGCACATCTATAAGCAAGTTTCTTACTTGAAAAGACACCAACAATATTAGACCCTTCATCATCGTCAGTAAGACTTACTATGTGCATTTTTTTATGATTTATTTTCATTTTATTCTCCATTTGTTTTTTGTTTATACTATTATAACTCACTACTATTTATTTTGTTCCAACTTATTTACATTCAAAACATCTTCATATTCTTTTTCTATCTGAGTTTTCTCTTCATCTGGAAACCCATACCAATCGTCTGCTTTTTCAAGTAAATCAATAATTTCTTGTGTCGGATTATAAGATTTATTTATTATCCATTCTGCAATTTTTTGATATTTTTTACGCATTATATTCTCCATTTGTTTTTTGTTTATATTATTATAACTCATTACTATTTAAATTGTTCCAATTTATTACATATAAATTTTACTTTTATCCTTCAAATTAATATATTCAGCATTTATTTTATTTCCATCGTGTTCTTTAATTGCCTCTTGCCTATCTTCCCATATATGTTCAGCTACCTCATAGAAATTAACCTCTTTTATAGAACTATTTACCATATCAGAAATAAACCCACTATTTAATTGGCTTATATCAGCCCATTCACAAGCTAACTCTTCTAGCTTTTTACTTAACTCATATTCATCTTCAGAATTAAATGCTAGTTCCAGAACTTGGCTATAATCCTCCTCTTCATTTGTTATCCACAAATTAAAATTCCAAGTTTCAAAATTTGTCCATCCATTATATTTTTTACTCATTTTTTTTATCTCCTTATATGATTTAAACAGATTCTACAATATTGATACCATCATTAGATAGCTTGTTCTGTATAGATTCCACAATAAAATCATGGTATACATCTCCTCTCCAAGAATTATGGAAGAATCGTGTATCTTCTTTATCTTTCAGAATATCTAAATCTAATATTGCAGTCCTCACGTTATCTCCTTTTATTACAAAACCCTCTTTGTCATACTCTGGAAAGTGTGTAAATACCTTCCGACTAGAATCTTCATCTTTTAAGATTCCTGTATAGAATCCTTCGCCACTTACACCATTTCTATGATAATCTAATTGTATTATTTCCATTGTTATTTTCTCCTTGTTTTTATTATATACTACTAACTAATTAAAATGTTCCAATCTTTTTTAAAAAGATTCTAAATAAATTGTTTCCTCTGCTAATTCTCGTAATCCTTCTTCGGTCATATAACCTTCTTTATCTCTGTAAATTTCTGCATACTCAGAACTAAATCTAAATTCCTTATTGTTTATAGATATTACTGTATCTAGTGTCCCATCATCAATTAACTCAATTTCATATCTCTCTTTATCTCCATAATCTATTATCATTTCTGTAACTCCTTTTTATTTTTATAATTCATAATATATTTGTAGGTCTCTTCTTTTATATTCATTAATAGCACTTTCCTTTCTCAATATAAGGTATCTGCTTTAATACTTCTTTTATTGTGCCCTCGTGTATAGTTCCACACCCTGCCCAATTATAACCATCCTTTAAATAAAGCCAGTATCCATCTATATTTTTTTCATACGATTCTAGTCTTCTATCCTTTTTTATTATCCTATTTAATGCCTTACTCATTTTTTCTCCTTTGGGGATGCATTACACATCCCCAATTAATTATATAATTTAGTTTACCTTCTGTACTTCATAGCCATATTCAGAACCTACATAATTTATATGCTTTGATGTAGTAACAGACCACCAGCCCAAAGGTTTAATAGTTCTGTTAGTGTGGTCTATCTCTGCTACTTTTGTATTATAGCTAAATACATGATTGTCTGTGGCTCTTAGATTTTGTTTATATCTTGAAAATTGTCTCATTGTTTTTTCTCCTTTTCTTTATTGTTTCTACTACTATAACTTGCTAAACCTAAAAAAGTTCCATAAAATATTCAAGTTTTTTTATGAACCTATTTCTTTTAACTCTATCTCTTTTAACATTTCTTTTAATCTATCCATTGTTGGACATTCTTCTAACCCATATTGAATATCTAATAATTTCACATATAGATTAATTCTCCTTACTAGGCTTGACCTTACAAGTACACTATCTTTTGGATGTATGGTATTTTTTATATTCTTCATTTTTTCTCCTATTTGATTAATTTGTTTCATACCCTATATACTATATAAACAAAAAAAAGTTCCCAATTATTTTAAATTATTTTTATTAGTGTGTGTTTGTGTGTGTGCCCTCCTTATATAATATAATATTATTATTAAAGCTGATAGAGTTTGTCATACTCATTGGCTCATATAATACGCTTAAATCACAGAACTCGACACTAGCCACATAATACTATCAGATTACAGAAATCGCCACGTATTACGTAAATTCTACCTACGTGCACAATCTACTTTAAATACAGGATCTACGTACGTGCACATAATCTAATAAAACTACCTACGTGCGTGCACATTTCAAAATAATACTACTTACGTGCACATCTACTTACGTGCACAACCTATTAAAAAATATATAAATTAAAAAACCTGAGCAGTTTATAGTCATGCTCAGGACTTTGCTTACTCAGGGAATCAAATCGGTTTTTTTAGATAATCTTCTAAATAGTGTATTTTGTTCTGATTCCTTGATTTAGCTTTTTTAGTTCTAATAGATACATAAAATCTATTTTTTGTTTTGTCTATTGGTATATATGCTATCTTATTATTAAACCTTTCACTAACTACAGCTAAATAGTCAGCCTTAGGGTTCTTATCTTCTATAATTACAGTTGATTTTGTAGCATCCTTTGATTCTGTAACGTCTCTATATTTAACCTGAATGCTAATATATGGACTATTTTTTATTAAATAGTCTTTTATTACTAAGTCAATGCCAAATACATCAAACTCAGCTTTATAAACTGAATAATTACTAGCAATAAGATCGTTAATAACAAGATTTTCAGCAATACCGCCTTTAATTTGAGAGGATATTCCCATTTTATTATCTCCTAAGGGGGGCCTTACGGCCCCCCTCTTTTTTGTTATTGTTATGCTCCCGGTATGGTTAGTTGGTTAGGGTCTACAAATGGAACCTCTAGTGTATCCTTGCCATATTGTAGCAAACCATCAGTAACTATAGTATTATTACTAAAGTTTGCATTAGTTAGTTTATTAGCATGCCATAATACATTAGTTCCAGCATTTAATAGTCCCCACGCTGTAAAGTCATTATCAGTAAGGTATTTATCCATAAGCTGGCCAAATTGTTGTTTTGGTAGCTTATTGATATAATTTTCTCTAATAGACTTTATTTCTGTAGTATCTATTGGTTTTTGTAGATTATTACAGGCCTCTACAAATTGTGTAAGCTGATATTCCGATTGATTCCTCAAAACAGAGGTAGCTTTCATAATTTGATCTTGCCAATCAATATTCCCCAAAGAATGTTTAAAGGTGTAACCAAAACCAAACAAGTTGGAGGTCATTCCATTTAAACAAGCTAGTCTTTGAAAATACAAATTGATTCCAGCCTTGGAAGTTCCATTGTAGGAATTTTGTATTTCAAATACCATACCAATTAAGTCCCCAACTTCTCTAACAGGTTTTTCTAGTCCACTATCTTTTGCAAAATAGATGTCCTTAAATTGCCCATTATTGTTAAAGAATCTCTTTTGATGTTCAAAATTGATTCCAGAATTAGACATTATCTCTTTACCAATGTTTAGCAAATCTCTATTATTTACTAGTAGATAATCCGCTGAAACATTACCAGCCAACATCTTATTTTGAGAACCTAAGCGAATACCATATACCATAGGGTTTTGAGAACCATCTTGAAAGTAGACAGGTTCTTTGTGAACCTCTACAAATGGATCAAGATCACCACCATAGTTCTTAACAAGCTCAGCTTGTGGAGCTTGCTCAGTTTCTGTAGTTGTTACAGCTTCTGTAACTTCCTCAGCTTCTATGATATTGTTAGGGTTTAGAGCATTCATTATTGGATTATTTTCTAAAGTAATCATGTTACTTTTCCTTTCTTTTATTGGTTAATAATTATACTCCCCTGAGTATAATAATATTGCTAAAACAAGTTTATTCCTGTAGTACATTGTTCATTACAGGATCAAATAACACTCTATAATTTCACGCATTATATAGATAGTTCACGGTGTTATTTTAATGCTTCAATCTTAATATTGCTATCTAAGGATACTCTATAAATTATTTCACTCTTACATACTTCACAATCTATAGAGCCCGGCCCAGCACTAGCGGTGCAATGCATTTTCAAATTGTCAAAGAACAAAAACTGTCAAACAGTCTTTGACATTTGAACGCTACTAATCTTGAAAAGTTCCCACTTTTTTTAAAATAAATTACATCTCTTAATATTGTTAAACTTACAGCTATAAATAATTTACATAAATTAATAAAATTATAGTTCTTATTTCATCTTTGTCTTGCTACCTTGGTTTTCTAACCGGGTAAATAAAAACAAAAAAGTCAACTTAATTATTCTAACCTAAAATCACTTTGGGGGGTGCCCCGGTGCAAATAAAAGAGAGACACACATAATCATATAATTTTTTAAAATTTTTCAAAGTTTTTGGATTTTTTTCGGGGGTACTATAAAAAAGTACTTGGCGGGTACTATTTACTACTATATATTACTATATAATACTATTAATACTATATAATACTATTTAATACTATTTAATACTATTACTACTATATACTACTATAATATTACTATAGTACTATTATATTACTATAGTACTACATTATAATTCAACCGGCCTAAGAAAGATTAATAAAACTTATAATACTAATTACAGGCTGTCAAGTTTTTTTATTAACTTATAGCATGAATAATCGTAAAACTTTATTTCAAATGGCCTTATCAGGTGATTTCGACATTGAGGGTGTAGTCCCTAATATCAATCGCTGTAGGGAGATTTCAAAAGAATTAAATGCGGTTGATCTTATAGACCCAACTTCAAGACAGATAGGTTTATTGGCAGAGTTGTTGTATCGCACTGAGCACATGCCAGAGCTGGAAAGTGTTGATATGTATAGCATGGAAGATAAAACACCTCAGTTACCAAATTAATCATGTCACAGGTTCGCAAGATCAAAGGCGTTAGGCACTATGCTTACGAGTCTGAAGATGAGTTTAGAAAGTTTCACCCGAAAGAGCCACTTGTAAAAAACTGGAAAGAAGCCAAAGAAGGACAATGGTGCGTTTCTGATGATGGACAAATAGTTCAAGTACTTAAAAAATCTTTTTTAATGTACCGAATGAAAAAGCAATACTTCATCAGAACCATAATAGGCATGGTTAAAATTAATGGCAATATGAAACTACAAGGTTCAACTAAAAAGAATATATACTCTTTCTCTTCTAAGTATTTTTACAAAAGAGTTGTTGAGGGTAATATGAATGATAAAAGAATAAGCTTTGCAAAGTTTATTGCTTATGGTGCTACACCTGAAGAAGCTTATATCAAATCACACCCCGACCTTGAGGATAAAAGCACAGCCGCTAGTAAAGCAAAGATTTTATTAAGAAACAAAAGGGTAAGACATAACGTGGATAAAGAAATAGAAAAGCTAATGTCAGATGTTGGCATTACAAAAAGATACTTACTGGAGAACACTAAGGGCATCGTTGACAAAGAAGAAACAAAAGACAACGATAAATTAAGAGCTATTGAAACTTTAATGAAGATTTCTGGAATGTTGTCTGTTGATAAGAAGGTAGATTCCGTAGCTTTGATACAGGAATTTACTGGATTTACTAAAGATAAGTTGCAGGCTTTTGAAGCTGGGATACTTCCTGAAACTAAAAAAGAGCTTGTAGGTGATATTGAAAGTGACTAAAGTAAATAAACTTGAATGGGTGTCCACATATATGCCTAATTTGTCCTATACTAGCCCTAAAACGCTAAAATATGGAAAAATGGTATATAGTATCACCTTTAACAAAAAACACTCTTAAAACACTAAATTATGGAAAAAGGAATGAAAGTTGCTATATTGTTCAATCTATTCTTGATTGCAATAGTATTATTACTAACAACATTTACTGGATGTAGGGACTCTTACATAGCTGGATATGCTTTAAGTCCTGATACAACACAAACAAGCACTGCTTTGAAAGTCATTTATGATCAAGACAGTGTGATTCACTGGTATGTTAAAATATACGAAGGTGATCTCTGGTGTTATATACACAATCAGTATGAACAGGTAAAGCATGTACGAAGATAGGGAGATACACTTCTGGTTGGGCGTATTTGGATTTGTTTGGTTATTTACATTGGTGATTAGATGGCTAATGGGTCTGTAAGTGATAAACCACAAACTGCTCGAAGTTACCGTAGTAATATCATAGATGATAATGCAGTAATTTCAATAAATTTAAAATGGCTAGGGCAATTAGCAATTTTAGTAGCTGGGATTGTATATGGCTATTGGCGTATGGAAACCCGGATTGTTAATCTTGAAAAAGAAGTAGCTGAAGCAGATATGGAAATAAATAAACTTGTTCAAAAGCATATACATGAAGAGGATGTAAAGTTGGCTGAACTACAAGAACAATTAAAATGGTATCAAGCAGAGTTAAATTTAAACCCACTAAGTTGGCGTAAAAAAAAGAAACGAGGTAAGTAATGGAACAATTCGCATCTACATACATGGAATTAGGATTTGCTGGAATTGTAGCGGTTTTATTTGGGTTTATGATAATAAACTTAATTAAGTCTCAAAATGCACAAAGTGAAGATTTAGAAAAGATCAAGCAAGACTTAACCAAGCTCAGTACTGAAATGTCCAACACACAAAGTATCTCTATAAAGATTGTAGATAGGTTTAATTTAACAGATAGAACATCACAGTCTCACAGGGAAGCGGTGGTAAAGGAATTAAATGAACTAAGTCAAGATATAGCTGAAGTAAAAGGAAGTGTAAGTAGGATCAATGGCAGACACTAAAATACTATCAAGTCCGAGTAATTTTAATATTATACCCGGCCCTACAGAAATGTCTGAAAAAGATAAGGTTCTTTCAAAGGCGTACAATAACTTAATTTATTTTGGTAGAGCCTTTTTACCTAACGACTTTCTAAACAAATCTGCATCCCCAGACTTTCATTTTGATGTTTCGACAAAACTTACTACTACCAAACCCGGAAGTAGGACTTGTATTATCATGCCTCGTGGTTTTGGAAAATCAATACTGTCAAAAGCGGCTATTATGCATAAGCTATGCTTTGCTGATAAAGACAACCAAAACTTTATTGCTTGGGTGTCTGAAGAACAGAGTCAGTCTATAGACCACTTGAAGTATCTTAGAAGTCATTTTGAGATGAATAAGAAACTTAAATATTATTTTGGCAATCTTGATGGTAGCTCAGTTGGTAAAAGGTGGACTGAAAAAGATATAGTTACCCCCAAGGGGGATAGGATAATAGCAAAAGGAACATCACAGAGGCTTCGTGGAAGAGCTGAGGTTGATGTTCGATATACTGGTATCATACTTGATGACTTTGAGTCTGAGTTAAATACTAAAACACCTGAAAGGCGATCTGAAATTAAAAAGTGGATCGTATCAACGGTCTATCCAGCATTAGAGGAAACTCCCGGCAAGGAAGGTTGGATATGGTTGTCTGGTACGATTGTCCACTTTGACAGTTTTTTACAGATGACTGTTGATGGGTATAGAAAAGCTGTTAAAGATGAACGTGATTATCCTTGGGATGTTGTATTTCATAGGGCTATTGAAGATGGAGTTTCAATATGGCCTGAGCAGTTTTCCATTGAAAAGTTAAATAATAAAAAAAGAGAGTTTATAGAAGCTGGGTTGGTTAATAAATTTGCTCAAGAGTATATGAATGATGCTCGTGATGTGTCTAATGCTTCTTTTAAAATTGACAGAATCCAATACTATAACGGTAGGGTTGAAAATAAGTCAGGTTTTAATTACCTTATAGACGGTGAAGATGCTACGCCCATTAATATTTACATTGGAGTTGACCTTGCGGCAACCGCATCGGAAACGTCAGATTATCAAGTCATTCTTGTACTTGGCGTTGATTCTAATAAAAACCGTTACGTTTTGGAGTATTTTCGTGAGCGTATTCCTACCTTTGATGTTCCTCCAAAGATTATTGAACTTGCTAAAAAGTATTCACCAGTTCGTAGAGTTACGATTGAAACAGTTGCGGCACAGGAGATGGTTCGGGATATGGTTACAAGATTATCCTCAAAAGAAAAAAGATTAATGCCCGGAATATTCAAAGGGGTTAAGCCTCCAGCTAGGATAAAGAAAGAGGATAGACTTGAAACATCTCTTGGCCCTATTGTTAATAGTAAAAAACTATACTTGCAAAGACACATGACAGAACTGGTTGACGAAATGTTTGAACATCCAAAACCTAGAAACGATGATGTTATGGATGCTTTGTACTATGCTGATTATTTTGCAAAGCCACCTAAAAGTGTAAAAACAAAAATAGAATCTTTAAAAAATGAAAGCGTTGCACAGACTAGGGTTGTCGCTAAAAAAGCATATAGTTGGATAACTGGAGCAAGAGTATAATGCATATTGCATTTAATTGTTATTTGTTGTTAATCTACACTAGGTAAATATATCGTGCCAAGATACTCTAAAAGATCAAAAGACAGACTGGCCACTTGTGACCAGCGATTACAAGACGTGTTTAATGAGGTGATAAAACACGTTGATTGTTCTATATTGGAGGGGCACAGAAGTAAAGAAAGGCAAAATAAACTATATGATGAAAAACGTACTAAAGTTAAGTATCCTAATGGTCGTCACAATTCTTACCCTTCTAAAGCCGTTGACGTTACCCCTTATCCTGTTAAGTGGGAGGATCGGGAACGGCAAACTTTTTTCGCCGGGTTCGTTCTTGGTATTGCTAGGAGTATGGGGATTAACCTAAGATGGGGTGGCAACTGGGATATGTATAAAGAAAATGGCAAGTGGGAAGTTGCAGATAATAGATTTGATGATTTTCCACATTTCGAGATATACGAGTAATGGCAGGTACTACAGATACAATCCCTGCAAAACTTACTCCCGGTGAATTTGTAATCAAGAGAGAGGCCGTAGACATGATTGGTGTTCCTTTTTTAAACAAGTTAAATAATATGCCCGATGAAGGTGGTGGTCACACAGAAATTGACAAGTTAATATCTATGGCCTCTATGGAAGGTATGAAAAATATGTATGGTGGTGGAATGGTTGAAATGATGGGCGGCGGTATGGTCAAGAATAAAATGATGGGTTATGGTCATGGTGGTATGGTTAAAAGCCCAATCATGGGTATGCAAAAAGGTGGTATGGCTAAGAATTTAAAACCTGTACCGGATGACAACCCCGGACTTGGCAAGCTACCTGAGATGGTTAGAAACCGCATGGGTTATATGCAAGATGGTGGAATGGTTGATGATTCACTTATGGGAATGATGAAAGGTGGAATGGCTAAAAAGAAGAAAGGCTATGGCTATCAAGATGGTGGCCCAGTATCTCCTGAAGTTTACGCATCTACAATAAGAAAGCTTGTTGATAAGCTGGGTGGTGCCGAACCTGAAGGAATGTACACTCCGGAAGGTGGACTTACTAGAGAAGGGTACGCTAAAATGTTAGGTGCGAGCCCTGAAAGTATTGCTATAGATACTTTAAGTTTTCAAAATCCCGCTAATTTTGTCTTTAAAGTTAGTGGCAAGGGAGCAAATACTGGAGTAGACGTAGGTGGGACTACCAGATCGTCTGGTCAACTCCCATTAAAGTCAAAGGTCTTAGACCCTCTTATGAGAGAAAAAATACAAAACCCTTTTGAAAGGTTGGACTTTGATGTTCTTTTTAGTAAAATTAAACCAATGGGTTATCAAGAAGGTGGTATGGTTGGCCCTCCAGCACCACAGAGAAATGAAATAATGCAACCCGGACAAGTTCCACCCGGAACGGTTATGGGCCCTTCAGATGCTGATATAGAACAACTTAGGATGTTAAGAGCTATGGAGCTTAAAAATTCTATACAAGATAGCACTGTTCAAAAAGCTAGGGATACTAAAAAACTTATGGGGTTGTTAGATTCCTTGAGAAACAATCCACAGGATATTGACATTTTAGACAACCCAGATACTTTAGAGGGTTCACCATTTTTAGATGATAACACGATATATCTTAAAAAGCCATCAAGAGGTGAAATGATTAATAAAATGATGCAAATGGGCTATATTTAATGGATCAAGACCCTAGAGCTTTATACAATGAAGAGCTTTATCGGAAATGGCGTGATGCACGTTCTGATTGGGATACTGAAGCTCGTAAAGACATTGATTTTTATCTTGGTAATCATTTTACTTCTGACGAGTCCGATGAGTTAGCATCAAGAAACCAAGCAGATATACCAATGGATCGTATATCTGGAGCTATTGAAAAGTTTAAAGCAGTTCTTACGGCTAGGCCTCCGGCATTTACCATAACCCCAAGAGAAGATTCCGATGTTCAAGTATCTTCATTGTGGCGTACTGTCATGGGTTATATTTGGCAAATATCAGACGGTGATTGGCAGATGAAACAGGCCATACAAGATTATGCTACTACAGGAATGGGTTATTTGTACACTTATATAGATAGCACATCAGATTTCGGTAGAGGTGATGTCAAGTTCACATATATTGACCCCTTCAGAGTTTATGCATCTCCCAGTTCTCGTGATAGGTGGTTTAGCGATTCAGATGGTCTTATCCTTTCTACCATACTGACTGGCGAGCAAGTCATCAACCTCTACCCTGAATTGGGTGATAAAACAGATCCTATAACTGGAGAAACAATACCGGGTCTTATTAATGAAATATCCGGCTTTACTTATGATGAAGAAGATTACCCATCTTCTCAAAATAGAAACTCAATGACTGTTTTTACACCAGCGGAGACAAAAGACAAGGATTACTACCAAGTAAAGAAATATCAAATACTAGAAAGATTTTATAAAGTAAAAGTTCCTTTTTATAGGATTATTGACATGCAGACTCAAGAAGAGGATATATTATCTCAAGAAGAGTATGTTGTGTTTATGGAAGGAAATTCAGAAGCTGTAGAGATGGGTGCTTTTACAGTAGTTGAGGTTTTACAGAATAGAGTTAAAGTTTGTGCCTCTATGGGTGAGGTTGTTCTTTATGAGCAAGTTCTAAATACAGATGAATACCCCATCATACCCCTTCCCAATATCTGGACTGGGACACCTTACCCTAAGAGTGACGTTTCAAGAACTAGACCAATGCAAAGACTTTTAAATAAGTTATGGTCTTTAGCACTGTCTCATGCACAGGCTTCTGCTGGTTTGAAACTTTTAGTACCGTTAGGCAGTGTTGATGATGTCAGTCAATTGGAACAAGACTGGGCTAATCCTAACGCTGTTATAGAAGTAGATTCATCTCAAGGCGAGCCCCATTATCCTTCTCCTCAACCATTGTCTGGGGAGTTTTACAGACTAATTCAACAGTCTGAATTTTATATTGACTTTATTTTTGGCTTGCCTGAGATGATGCATGGTTTTTCAGAGAAGGCTCCAGAAACAATGAGAGCTACAGAAAGAATGATAGCTTTAGGTAGCGAAAGACCAAAGTCAAAACTTAGAGATATAGAGTTTAGCATTAATAGATTGGGTAAAGTTATCTACAACTTGTCCAAAGGTCACTATACTCATAAAAAGATTTTTCGTTTGTCACAGCCAAATAACAATATAACTGAAGTTATGGCTAACTTCTATACAGATGTTAGTGGTGCTGTTTTAGATTTAAAGAAAGATAGACATGCTTTAGACCAGCATGATATAAGAATTGAACCGGGATCAACAATGCCATCAAACAAATATGCTGAATTAAATGTATATTTAGAAGCATTTAGAATGGGTATAGTTGATCGTTACGAAGTGCTAAAGAAAAACCCTGAGTTGTTTGATAAAGAAGGTATTATGAGGAGAACTGAAGAAAAGCAATTAATGCAAAATCAAATAAAGTCTATGGAAGCACAAATAAAGAATTTGCAAGGTGACTTGCAGACTGCCCAAAGAGAATCTGTTAGTGACAGAAAGAGAGTTGAAGTTGAGAAATTTAAGTCTCGACTTAACGAAGTCTCTTCTGAGTCAAAAGCAGATAGGAGGGTACAGCGTAGTAAACTCGAAAACGAGGTGAAGCTCGAAGTGGAGAAATTAGCCAACAACCTGAAAGAAGTTCAGCGTAAGGTTAGTTCAACTCCAGAAGCATAGAGACATCTAAAAGGAGGATATATGTCAACGCTAGAACAACAGGAAGCAAACGTCTTAAACGAACCAGTGGCTAATGGAGCTGGCCTCGTGGAAGATATTGTCGAGAATCAAACGCCTAATGATCAAACTCCACAAGAGTTAGCTCAACAGGGTTTGCCAGAAGAAACACAGGATCAGGCTATTTCAGTTGATTATGAAGCTGAGGCTAAGAAGTTTCAATCTATGTATGATCGGTCTCAAGCCGAAAATGCTAAATTGCAACAAGGAGCTCAGATTTTACAACTACTGGAACAGAGACCAGACCTAGTGCAGAAACTGCAAGACGGTATAGCTAATCCAGAGGACACAGCAAAACAGGAGCCCGGTCTCAAAGAAGATGATTTTAATCCTTGGGAAACTTTTAAACCCGGTACTACAACTGGAGATTATGTTGCTAATCAACTTAATAGTCAGATGGAAAATATCGTAAATAAAAAGTTGGCCCAACAACAGCAACAGATGCAGGCTGAAATGCAACTGAATAACACTGTTGGTGAACTTAGGGGAACTTACAAAATGTCTGATAATGACATTCGTGATTTTCTTAGTTTTACTACACAGCCAAAAGAACAGGTTGGTCTAAATAATCTTGTTAAGCTTTGGCAGATGCAGAATGGACAGTCTGTTGCTAATAATGATACAATACAGGCGGTAAATGCGGCCAAACAAGCACCCAGAACAGCAGGCGTACTACAGGGACAAGCACCTCAAACGCCTAAAACAGATACTGACAACATGTTTGATGGTATCTTAAATTCTGGTAGTGGGGCTCGTTTACCATAATTAAAACAAAATACACAAAAGAGGAAAAATAAATGGCAATTTCATATAATTCTGGAACTTTAAAGTCCAGTGATATAACTGCTACTACCTCAGATGCTAGTGTAGGACAAAGACCCGATAGACGGCGAATATTTAATTTCGGTGACAGAGTTGCCGAATTGACTCCAGAGGAGTCGCCATTCTTCGTATATCTTAACAAGGTCGCTAAATCTCCTACTGACGACCCAGTATTTCGTTATCTGGAAAACCGTAATAAAATCAGCTTTACAGACCGATCCTTTTTAATTAAAGGAGCTGTTGGTACTGTTTCCGCTGGCACTTCGTATGCTTTTACTGTAGATACAGCAGGCGGTGCCGCTGTTGAGTACCTTGTAAAAGGTATGGTTTTTGCGGTTGGTACAGTTGACACAACTGCTGGTTATGGTCAAGCATTAGTTAGGGTTGATAGTGGTGTTAGTCACGCTTCAAGCGATTCTACTTTCACAGGTAAGGTTATTGATACATCCGCTGTTACTGGAAGTAACTCAATAGCTGATGATGATGTAGCACAAATCATAGGAACTTCATACGAAGAGGGGTCTGGTTCTCCAGATGTTTTTTCAAGTGAGATTGAAGATGGCTTTGGTTATACGCAGATTTTTAAAACTGCGGCTGAAATGACCAATACAGCATACGCAACTCGCTATAGAGGTTACGCTGATGAATGGTCTCGCATCTGGGCTACCAAACTTCGTGAGCATAAAATTGACATTGAAAGAGCTATGCTCTTTGGTCAAAAAGCTCTCGTAGGTGGTATCCAGTACACAGAGGGTTTAGTAGGTCACATTGTTAAAAATGTAAGTCCAGTTACTGATACCAGTGCTTTTAGTTACACATCAGGAAGTTCTTACCACAGAACTGTAGCTCAGTCTGAATTAACTTACGATAGGTTACTTAGTGACCTCGAAGTAATCTTTGATCCGGCTCGTGGTGGTGCTTCTGACAAGCTAGTTCTTTGTTCACTACCAGTAATTACATTCTTTAACAAGTTAGGTGCAGATGCTTTCCTAAATCAGTCTTTACTGTCTGGTTCTTCAACCGATGTTAATACTGGTGCATCTCTTGCTCGTTATAACATGTCCGAAAGACAAGGTGCTTTTGGTCATAACGTAATGGTAATTGATACGATTCATGGAACATTAAACCTAGTTAAGGAGCCTCTATTTAGAGGTATTGCTTCTGGTTTTATGTTGATGGCTGATATGAGTCAAGTTGCATACAGACCGCTTATTGGTAATGGTATCAATCGTGATACTCAGGTTATGACTAATGTTCAAGCCGCTGATGAGGATTTAAGAAAAGATATGATCCTTACAGAAGCTGGTCTTGAGGTTACTTTGTCTGAGTCTCATGCATTGTACAACCTAGAAGGAGTATAAGATGAGAGCTGATTATCTAAATAATAATAGTGGTAAATCTGATCTTAAACTAAAAGTAGAGATTATAAATGCGGCTAAAACCTTAACTGCTTTAGATTCCGGTAAGGTTTTTATGATTCAGCAAGACTCTGCTTATGAAATTACCTTGCCGTTAGCGGCAACTGCCGGTGCTGGATGGAACGCTAAGTTTATCCTATCTGAAGTTGCGGCTAATGCAGTAACTATTGCTAATAACACATCTGAAGATACTATTGTTGGAACAACAGTTGGTGCTGATGGTAGTGCTGGTAGTAGTGCTGAGTCTGCTGTTGATGAGATTGTTTTCATCAGTGGTGCACAGCTAGGAGATCAGGTTGAGTTGATTTGCGATGGTTCTATTTACTACGCCAAAGCACAAGCTCACGATGTTGCTCACATAACAATATCATAATCCGAAACAATAAGGATAACAGTTTTTTGGTACTGTGGGGGTTGTCGTATAAAGGGCAACCCTCAAAACCAAAGGAAGGTTAAGATATGAAAAAGAAATGTATTCACTGTGGCTATCCAAACAAGGGAGGTTGGTTTTACTGCAAAAGCTGTGGTATGAAAGCTTCTGAGTCTAAGTTCACAACAAATATGTGGATGATGTCTGAAATGGGAAAAAGGACAGATGTTGAGCTTTCAACTCAATCTATGAATGATAACATTAAAAAAATGAATAAGAATTTATATGGCTCCTAAAAAGAAAGATCCAAGACTTAAAAGAGTTGGTGTTTCTGGATATAACAAACCCAAGAGAACACCTAGTCACCCTACAAAGTCTCACGTTGTTGTTGCTAAAGTTGGTGATAAGATAAAAACTATACGCTTTGGACAGCAAGGCAAA